TTTAAGTAACAGCAATACCTACATCTACATCGCCATACGCCGTGGGCCGATGAAGACACCTGAGAGTGGGACTGAGGTGTTTGCTATGGATGAGGGGGATGCAACAGACCTTGGTATTAAAACAGGAATACTTACGGACGCCCTAATATTAGGGCAACGGAGCGGTAGTGATAAATACTATTTCGGCTCAAGATTAACCGGAACAAAATATTTAAGAACAAATACAACAGCCGCAGAAGCAACGCAAGCTAATCAAGTTTGGGATAGAATGGATGGAGCTTGGGATAACAACTTATCTTCCTATACAGGTTGGGGATTCCGCCGTGCCCCCGGCTTCTTTGACGTGGTGGCTTATACGGGAAATTCTAGCACAAACGTTATTTCACACAATTTACAAGCAACGCCAGAGTTAATCATCATTAAAAAAAGAAATGCTTCTGTGGGTTGGATTGTATGGTGGAGTACAGCTAGTACCAATCATTACTTGACGCTTGATACAAGCAATGCAAGTGCCAATTTTGGTGCTACTTGGATTCAAGATATAGATAGTGATTCGTTTACTGTATTAGGCGGATACGGTTATAACAATACAAATTTAGATGACTACATCGCCTACCTATTCGCCACAGTACCCGGTGTGTCTAAGGTGGGGAGTTTTAGTCATACAAACGGAAGCACTACAGACGTAGACTGTGGGTTTAGTAGCGGTGCAAGGTTTGTTTTAATTAAAAGAACAAGTGCAACTGGGCCTTGGGCGTTATGGGATAGCGAACGTGGAATTATTTCTGGCACAGAAAAATATTTAGCTTTGGACTCTACTGCCGCTGAAACAGATGATGGCGGTATAGATTATATTGACCCATTATCTTCCGGATTTCAAATGACAGGGTCATTAAGTACAGCAGATTACATATTCCTAGCAATCGCTTAACATCAATCCCTAGCGGGACAGGAGAATCAACATGAGCGAATATAGAGTACGATCAACTGGTGAGGTCAAAAGTCAAGGCCAAATCAGGAGAGACAACCCAAACATCTCACTGCCACGGGTATGGAACAGCAACGTCTGTGATGTCCTAGGTATTGATCCAGTATTAGCCGCACCTAAGCCTAACCCAACGGGTGACTACAAGACAGTCTACCGTGACGGTGTAGTACAGGACGCTAACAACAACTGGGTACACAACTATTCTGAAAGGGATATGTTTGCTGAGTACACCGATGAAGACAATGTTGTACACACCAAGGCAGAACAAGAGACTGCGTACCAGACTAAGCTAGACAATGAAGCGGCAGAGCGTGTACGCACAGAGCGTGACAGACTGCTTGCTGAGACTGACTGGCATGGCTTGTCAGACGTTACTATGTCAGCAGAGATGACAACCTACCGCCAGGCGTTGCGTGATATCACCACGCATGCAAACTTCCCTAACCTGGAAGACGCCGACTGGCCGACTAAGCCGTAAGGATGAGATGTGGACAAGAGAACAGTAGCATCAGCTCACAAAAGAATTGACGGTATTGAGGTACGCCTGGAAGCGCATGAGGCTGTATGCGGCGAACGCTGGAAAGAAACCATCCTGCGTATCAAGCGCATCGAAGGCGTGATGATTGCAGCTACCGGCGGGATCATTGCCATGCTTGTCGCCATTCTGATGAAGGTGACCTAGGTGTTAGCGGAAATCGGCCTGGCTATTAGCGCAATCAAGGCAGCCAATGAAGCGATAGGCGCGATTCGAGAAGGCATCTCAAATGTCCAAAGTATTGGGCAACTTGGTGGACATCTGACAAAGCTGACTGACGCCCAGGACGAGCTGAAAGAAAAAGCAGACCAGGGTGATATGGACGCCTTCTTCGCATTAGAATCCATACGCCAGGAGCGCGAGAACATTAAGCGCATTTTAATTTACGAGGGGCGCGGTGGCTTATATGAGGACTGGATTAAGTTCGAATCTAATCGCAGAGAGCTAAGAGAAAAAGAGCGCAAGCGTGAGGAAGCTCGCAGATTGGCTAAGAAAAAAGCCATACAGAATGGATTTCTTTATACTGCTGTTGGCATTGCTATTCTCGGTGTTGTGGGCGGGGCCGTGGCCCTTCTACTTTGGCTTATATCTTTACGAGGTAAGTAGGTAATGGGTTACTTCCACGTTGACATAGACTCTCCGCATGCTGGCCTGGAGATCGCAGCAGGGCAATCGAAAAATTTAACCGCCGTTAATGTGTTCGGATTTAATCGGACCATCGCCACAGACTTTGAGACAATCTGGGAGTATGGTGGCGCGTACTCTTTCCCTACATCATCTGCCACCTTGTCCCTGGTATCGAGCAGCGCGTCCGATACGATGAGCGTCCTGGTATCTGGGCTCAATTCTGATTACGAAGAAATATATGACGTTGTGACGCTGCAAGGTGCTACACCAGTGACCACAACAAACGAGTTCTTTCGAGTCAACAGCACTGTGATCCTGGCTGGCAGCAATGCTGGCAACATAACTGTCACGCATGGATCTGACGTCGTTTCCTACATTGGAGCTGAGATTGGCATTAGCCAGCAGTGCGTCTACACGGTGCCAGCTGATAAGCAGCTGTATCTTTTTCGGATTAGCCTGACATCGGGAACCGTCAACCCAAACAAGTACATCATCTATCGCAATGTAGTTACCAATTCATCTGGGCGAACGCTGCGTGTTGCTGAAGCGACATTCCAAAACAATCAACAGAACTTTGACCGGCAGATTCCGTTTCGCCTGGATTCCAAAACTGACTTTTCATTTGAGGCAAAGTCGTCTAGTGGCGATAACGAACTATCTATTTTTGTCGAAACTGTACTGATGAAACCGGAGAACTGATATGTCTGAAAAAATCCTGGAGAAATATGATGAGAACGGTAATGGCATTATCGATCCGCATGAGCTTGATCTTATTGAGCTGGAGGATCGCCGCCGTAAAATGCTGGATGACGATGCACAAAGAGATTCGATCCGCAAGATGGCATGGTTCGCGCTGTTTGGCCTATTGCTGTATCCCTTTGGTATTTTTATGGCTGATCTTCTATCAATGGGGGACGCAGCTAATCTCATTGCTGACATCGCAGGGACGTACTTCATAGCAGTATCTGCCCTGGTTGCCAGTTTCTTCGGCGCCAGCGCCTACCAGGCTAGAGGTGAGAAGAAATGATCCAGGCATTACTACCCATGATCGGTGACATTGCCGGTGGCTGGATCAAAGGTAAAGCAGAAGAAAAGGCTGCAGCGTCCAGGGCGAAGGTGGCTAAAGCTGAAGCTGAAGCAGAGGTGATGAAGGTTGCTGCTACCCATGAGGCATCCTGGGAAAAGATCATGGCCCAGGGGTCTAATGAGTCATGGAAAGATGAAGCCTGGACCGTGTGCTTCATCGTCATTATTTCAATGTGCTTCATTCCACACACGCAGCCTTATGTTGCGCGTGGTTTTGAGGTGCTATCAACAACTCCCGACTGGTTTCAGTGGGCTGTGTATGCTTCCATAGCTGCAAGCTTTGGTTTGCGTGGGATGAAGGGACTGAAAAAATAGTGAGGTATGAAGATATGGACGTAGAAAAACTCAAAGACCAGCTGATATTACACGAAGGACTGGAGTTAAAGAGTTACCAATGCAGCGCAGGATTCGTAACGCTAGGCGTAGGACGCAACGTAGAAGAGCTGGGTATTACCGAGGACGAAGCCAGGTACCTACTGGACAACGACATCCTGAGAGTGTGCCAGGAGCTGGACAACAACCTACCTTGGTGGAGAAATCTGAGTGAAGTAAGGCAGCGTATCTTTGTTGACATGGTTTTTAACTTGGGCATCAGTCGCTTTTTAAACTTTAAGAACATGATTGCAGCTGCTGAAAGTGAAGACTGGGAAGAGGCTGCAGCTCAGATGTTGGATAGCAGATGGGCAGACCAGGTAGGGCAGCGAGCTCATCGCCTGGCGAAATCAATGATTGAAGATACTTTGGAGGTGTGAAATGCCTAGAGGTTTATACGACAACATCAACGCCAGAAAGAAAGCTGGAACGTCAAGGTCAAAGAGCAAGTCAACCATCAACCCAAAGACTTACTCGCTGATGAAGCGCAAGGCTGGTGGATTTAAGGAAAAGAAAGGTGGCTAAGTCTCCAGCCTGGACCAGGAAGGAAGGCAAGAACCCAAAGGGCGGACTGAACGCCAAGGGTCGGGCATCCTATAAAGGCGGCACACTAAAGGCGCCGGTAAAAGCTGGTGACAATCCTCGGCGCGCCAGCTTCCTAGCTCGCATGGGCGGTATGCCTGGACCGGAGCGTGATAGCAAAGGTGAGCCAACCAGGCTTTTGCTATCTCTTCGCGCCTGGGGTGCGAGCAGCAAGGCAGATGCCAAGAAGAAAGCTGCAGCAATCTCGAAGCGCAACAAAGCGAAGGCGTAAAAAAAGGCCCGCCACGAGGGAACACAGCGGGCCAACTCCGATGAGGATTCGGAGAGAACAGTCATATAGGGTGACTATTCGGATTTAAGTTTACCTCCAACCATAAACCTAGGGCTACGTTTAAATTTATATTTTGACCTGGTGTATTTTTTGTTTAGTTCGTTCTCGCTTTTGAGAGACTTGCACCATTGATCTAAGGTTTTCGACAAAGATGCTGCACTCATGCAAAGTCGCCTCTTGGTGCAGATTTTTCCTGCGGCTTGTTACCAAACAATTTGATCCTGCCAACGATCGGCCATGACCTAACGTCAGCTGAGTTTTTGTGCTGCATCGTGATCTGGAGCTCAGCTCCTGTTGCAATCAGCTGCTCATACAACTGCGCAACGATCGCTTCCTGCTGCGGAGTCATCGGTACAGGACGGTTTGCGTTATCGTCCCAGCCATTGTTGATCTGCAGCCAGGCGCTTGCGCGATACTCCTGGTTCGGGATCAGTGACTCTTTAAATGTAACTTTTGAGTTACCCATGTGTGGTGCATTTGCCATTGTGTTTCTCCTTAGAATGGAATCTCTTCATCAGATACGCCTGCCTTTTTCTTGAGGTCGGCTAGTACATCTGCTGGATTAGGGTCAGGCTCTGTGCCTGATGTGACCGCTGGCTGCGGATGATTATCAACGTATGTTTTCCTGGCTTTCCAGGCGCCAAGCAAATCCTGGTAGAGCGCATTGTCCTGTACAGCTAGAGTTTGCAGCTGGTCATCATTCTCTTCTGCCCAGGCTCGAAGCTGCCCGCCAGTGCTGAAGGTTTCAAACTTAGACTTAGATGCAGAACAAAACTTCTGCCAATCTATCCCCTTCTGCGCGCTAGCGGGCGCTGCCTTTTTTGCTGAGGATGCCTGCGAAGCAGCCACAACTTTATTGGCTGCCGCATAGCCGCTCTCAGGCTTTGCAGCGTCATCATCTTCCTGGGCAATACCCAAGGCTGCAGCCAAGGCATAACGCCTGGCGTAAGTGATTACACTGCCTGCTGCCTGCGCTGCTGACATCTTCGCTGCGGTATCCATTGGCAGCTGCGTCTCTGATTGCACCCACTGCCCAGAAGAGTGCAGCAACATCGTTGTAACGGTGACACCTGAGTCTGATTTACCAGGCATTTGCACAACAGACAGGCCATGCTTGCTCAGCAAAGGCCGCACTGCCTCCAGGATTTGAGCCAGGTCCGCATACTTGTAGCCGTATCCAGACTTATCCTTGCTCACGTTGTTGACTTCGCCTTGGAATTTGCTCAAAGCAACTCCAAGCTCAGTCAGGCTTTCTGACATTTGCATACTGTCTCCTAGTTAAAAATACGTTTTGCTTCTTCCAGGTAGCCAGGCGGCTCCTTCCATGCGAGCTCTGTAAAATCAGGCACAACCCATTCAAGCAGCTCCTCCTTGGTTTCTGATGCCTTGAGCATCTTCTCGGTCAGCTTGTGCATGCGTGAAGTCTCGGCCACCACCTGCTCCAAATACTCAGGCTGCAGCTGTTCGCAGTTCTTCTCGCTGAGAATGGTGTAGTCAGTGCCGTTCGAGTACAGCAGCCACACAGGCTTTTTGCCGTTGATCCACCAGCCACCAGCCACCTGGTACACGTTGTTCATGTCGAACATGCCCGATAGATCTTTCGGCAG